TACAGAGGAAAAGCTAACCGGCGTCGTACGTCTTCACGTCGAGGTTAGCGGCAAGGGAGGCCGTTCGGATGTATTTCCGATTCCCAGGTTCGAGCATGGCTCGAGGATCGAGGGTACAGGAGAATTCCTCGATCCATGGGACCTCCTCCACCACATCCCGATACGCGCTAGGAATCTGCTCAGTGGTAGGAGCAGCATCAGCAGCATCATAATCGGGGACCATGAGGATCGAACCGGGGGTTGATGTCCCGGTGCGGGTGTAGTAACAGAACTTAAGTTTGTTGAACTTGTACTGTTCCCACCCCACGGCCTGGGTGGAGAGCCAAGGGAACGTTGTCGATAAGCCCGGGTTAAGGGCAAAGGTATTGGCAACGGTGAACCCAGAGGTTCCCACAACACTGGCGATGAGCTCGCGGTGTTTGATGTTGGTGGACCGAAAATCTCCCCGAACACGAGGCTCGGAGGTTCTCTGTCCCTTCGCGTAGGCGGACGCGGCGGCGACTGATCGAGGTCCGGGCTATCGAGTCCGGGATGCTCCAAAAGTCGGAGGCGTTTTCCCCTTCCGAAGAAGTCGGGGATTGTCGAAAGGATTCTTTCCTTTCTTGGCATTCTGAGGACGCATAGTGGCGTTCTTCATGATGCAGTTGTCTTGTGGGGGAGGCCCGAGACAAGCGGGGACTGTACATCCGTTTAGCCCTGAAAGAGGGTGAGCCGTGCAGTCTCTCGGCATTTTGGTTAGCACGGAAGTATTAAGATCCGTAGACCACCGTTTTGGTCAATGGGAGCAGAAGCTCCCACCTAAACGAACCCCCGGAGTTTATAGACTTCACGGTCTCACGATGATCCCCTCATCTCTAATATTTAGAGCTTCCCTTCCGACTCCAACGGAATCCAAAGGGCCGGTCAACGACCGGAGTTGGGGCACCAAAATCCCGCCAGAACTCAGCGGCAGCCATCTGACGAAGGCGGCCGGCCGAGGGAGGTTTTGGGAGAGGTGGTACCACAACACGGGGCGGAGAGAGATGGGAGGGAAGGACAAGGTGAATGTCCTCCAGCTCCCAATCCTCCGGTTCAGAGGTCTTGATGATGACCTGAACATCAAAGGTGGGCACAGAGACATCCTAAAAAGGGATGAGGGGCGCGTAAACAGGGAGAAGTTCACGTCTGCGAGAGCCTACGGAGGGAATGGGGTCACTAGATGCGACCTGGTCAAGGGTGTGTCGCGAGACTCGTACTGGGAAGTACGGGAATTCGGACATCTTGTCCAGGGGATGCAAGTCTAGGACTTAGCCATACCTACGTGTAAGATGCCGTAGACGTTTTGAACTTAACCGACAAGACGCGTGGGAGGTAAACCTCCCCCCCTCATCGTCCTCAGGGTCGTCCTACCCAATAACCATGGCTGAAGCCATGGCGAGGGGGGAGATGCCAGAGGAGTCTAGGAAGGGCTCATACCCCTCGGGTAGCGGAGTACCGAGAGGATAGAGTTCGACTTCGACACGACGGGGTCGATGTCCCAGGAGCTGTGTGCCGATGGACTCAGTCTCGAGAAAGACGAGAGAGTCGAGCGAAAACCCAGACTCCTACCCCTCATAGGTATGAAGGGCAGAGAGCCAAAGCGCAGTTGCAATTCTACGCTAAGCCGGGGAGAACCGAGGTTCGATACCCGGGGGAATTTAGAAGCCAAGACCTCCCAATAATGGGTGGGCAAAGAGATTGAGTACGACTTTTCCAAAGGAAGTCTGTCGACGAATCTCTCTTCGGTGGTAATGAAGAAACCACTTATGCGCCTAGGAAGGAGAAAGGGCCGAGAGGACGGAGCCGGCGTGCCAACCCGAAAGAGGGAGGGCGCCGAGAGACTCACGACCCGTCAGCTTGGCTTGGCCAGTGAGTAAGCCGACGTTAAGATACCCTCCTATGGCGATAGAGGGGACTTAGGATATGAAGTAGGGGATGTTACTCTCCTCCATATCCGCCCAGGACCAACCTCGCCAAAAACGGGAGGGGGTCGGGGCACGACGATACTCAATAGGGACCGAGTTAACGGTGAAGAACCTCGGATGACGGAAGTTCTTTCCCACGGACTTCGTGAAACCCACCGCCAAAGTCTCAACCTCCCACCGAGAGTACAACTCCTGGTGGGCACGGAACAGAATATCATCCCCGTTCAGGAGGACGGGAAGACGGTCCATCGACGATCGGGATCGGAGAATCCGATCACGGTCAGGGAGGGCCATGATATAGGCGAAGAAATTCGCGAGACAGAGGAAAGGAAAGGAGAGCACGGAGCCCATCAACTGCCCATTCTACTAGAGAACAGGCTGGACCTTCGTCCAACCCGGGTAAACCAAAACCTGTTCAAGAAGAACAGAAGCAATGAAGTCCCGGTGGGGAACGTCGGAAGGATGGAGGCGGTCAAGGACCTCCTCGAGGAAGACCTTCGTGACACGGATATCAAGTCCGTCAGTAGCGGCGGAGTAATCCCCGGATACGAAATCGTCTTCACCACCAAACATTTTCTTATGGGAGACCACGAGATCATGGATGATGGATTCGGTGATGGATTCCCCGATAAGTCGAAAGACCGGGGAAGAACGAAGATAACGCCACAAGGCTCCCTGAAGGGGTCGAGCGACATGACTTCGGACGGCATCCATCGCCGTAATAAGGCGAACCTTAAGCGGTTCTAGGACGGCTGCTACCTTCGCCGTCGGGAAGGCCTAAGCCTCAGGTTATCTCCTAAAGAGCTTCCGAAGAGGTTCATGGTAACCATGGGGTAACCAGGAGCGAGACTCAGCGGGAGAGTAGGTCGTCGCGAGCTCTCTCCACTAGAAAACGGAGAGAGGAGGAAGACCCCGGTCCTCAACGACGAAGCCGGGAGAATGTTCCCGCATACCGATGAACGTGTCACCGGAGAGGGGAAGATTGAGAATCTTCGCTGTGAGACGACGAAGATGCTCACGAGCACCGCCCTCAAAACGGGAGGCCTCAAGACAGGCACGAGTCGATCCCTCAAGCTTCGGGAGCTCGGAGAAGATCGGCGGGCAACGGAAGCCCTTTAAAAAGGTCTTCACGAAGACACGTGCCCGGGTGAGGTCCGGATTGGAGATGGTGGGGGGGCTAGAGAGCTAAGCGGCATGTTTTGCCATCGATCTCTAGATGAAGCAATTGGGAACCTTGGCGAACCCACGCTTCGACTGGGCTAGTCCGAAGACCGCCCGGTAATAGAGGAACGCATCCTCCCGGCTGGCATCATAGGTAGCCAAACGGGAGAAGTACCGACCAGTCTCCCCAGAGAAAAGGGGAGAGGTCGTACCCTCGGCCCAGGAGTCGGGACGAGGGGGGAAGGGGTTACGGAGGAACCTGGCCAAAGGCCAATCCTTCCAGTACTTGGCGTTGGGGACGAAGTCGGCCTCCGACCACGTCGACATCACCGTCAAGACGGAGAGAGAATCCGTATACGGTTGACGTCCGACGAAGTCGGGGTCCGCTGCGCAGGAGGAGGAGGAATCGATGAGGACAAGTAAAACCGCTCGAAGGCCTGAAAAGGCCTAAACGAGGCGGTAGTCCACTGAGAACGACTCCTA